TCTATTAAAAGGAATTGTAAAAGATAGAGAACAAATATGGGCTGATTCATCAGAACCAAGAATGATTGAAGAATTAAATAGAGCTGGATTTAATATTAGACCAGTAGTGAAAGGAAAGGATTCAATAAACTTTGGTATTGGTGTCCTTCGTAATTATAAACTTAAGATACCTAAAGCATGTCAGAACTTAGTAAATGAAATGTATGGATACGAATGGGAAACAGACCGCTTCGGTAAACAATTAGATAGACCCGTTGGATTCAATGACCACTTATTAGATGCTGCTCGTTATGTGGGAATGATGGAACTATCCCAATCAGCAGCGAATAAAGGTAAATACACAATCACAATTAGATAATATGGAAAACGAACAATTAGATTTAGACAATCTTACAAAAGCAGATTTTATGGCAATGGCAGAGTATGTAGCCCATACTGAAGTAATTAACAATAAGTTATTAGAAGAACTCAGAGAAGCTAAATCATCCTTAATGGCAACACTACAACAACGTAATTCTTTAAATAAAAAGTTACAAACCATATTGTTGGATAAGATGAATACAGTTGATATAAAGGCTGTAACATCAGTTCCAATCAATACTAATATAGAGTTGATTAACCCTGAACAATATAGAGAAAAGAAAAACCAAAGATAATATGAAAAAAGAAATAAAGATAACAGTACCAACACAATGGTCAGCAATCACCTTAAAGCAATACCTTAACTTACAAAAAGATTTAAAAGTATATGGTGAGAACGAAGATGGATACACTGCATGTTTAATGCATCACCTATGTGGATTCAATGTAGAGTACCTAACACAATTAGATACTGAAACATTCCAAAACATTAAAAATGATTTGATAGGGTTTATGGGTAAAACTGAATTCCCTTTACAAAGGTTTATACAAATCAATGGTGTTGAATACGGCTTTGAACCTAATATATCAAAGATGGCGTATGGTGCGTATTTGGATATTGCAAAGTATGATACATTTACAATAGATGAGAATTGGGCTAAGATTATGAGTATCTTATATAGACCTGTTACATCTAAGACTGGAGCTCTCTATGAGATTAAAACATACGATGGTTATATAAATGAAGATAGGTTTTTAGAAGTAGATATGCAAGTTCACTTCGGGGCTCTCTTTTTTTTTGTACGTTTATTAACGGACTTGCCGAATTCTATCCAGAAATTTTTGATGGATACGGAGGTAATTCCTCACAACATCAAGTCAATTTTGGAAAAAAGTGGAAAAATTATTCCTCCGTTGTCCAATTAGCAAATGGAGACATTAGAGTAATGGATGATATAACACAATTACCATTAGAACAATGCTTGTTGTTTCTATCATATCAGTCAGATTATAATGAGTTACAAAATAGGTTGCATAAAGAGGCTATATCAAAAGCAAACTAATAACGAATACTTTTATCGGTATCGTTGTTAAAAGAGTAAAATCATTACATTATGCCAACACCAGCTTATTTAGCTAGATTTCAAGCAACCTCAGGTATATATTTAGGACCAACGAGGGGAAAGAGTTCTCCGAAAAATAATCGTAGAGCTTGTTTGTGTGTCAAATCAAACACTTATTCACGTAAATGTTGTAATGGTGCTCTAATAGAGCAAGGTATCGGACAAACGGAAGTACCTTATTCACAAACATAAAAAAATAATCAAATATAATTTTGTATGGCTATATTAAATAAAACCCAATTAGAAGCGGTAAATCAAAGTAACTTTCCCGATAACTCACAAGGTTTAATTACCCCAGCGTTATTAAGAGATTTTAATACTGATGTAATCGATTCAATGGCATTAACCGGTTCTGCCGGCGGGAGTGGTACTAATGGTACTTCAGGAACATCAGGTACTTCGGGTACTTCAGGAACAAGAGGAACTGCGGGTAGTGGAGGTTCATCAGGAACTTCTGGTATCAATGGTACTGCTGGAAGCGGAGGAACATCAGGTACTAATGGTACTGCAGGAAGCGGTGGTTCATCAGGTACTTCAGGTACTTCAGCCATATTCCCATTCTCTGGTTCAGCACAAATCACTGGCTCTTTAGGAGTAACTGGTTCAATAAAACAATCAATTGGAATTTATAGCGGTAGCTTAATTTCAAACATATTCGATATATACACCGATGTAGCAGTAGCAACAAATGTTATAACAATAACATCTGCATCATACGCAACATTAGTATCAGGTAATACAACTGACCCTAATACGGTTTATATTATATCAGGTTCAAATTTAACTGCAGGTAGTAGTGGTACATCAGGTACTAGTGGAGCAAATGGTACGAGTGGAGTAAACGGTACATCGGGTACAAATGGTACATCAGGTACTTCAGGAACAAACGCAAGTGCAGGTACATCAGGTACATCAGGTACATCAGGCAGTAGTGGTACGAGCGGTACATCGGGTACTTCAGGAAGTAGCGGGACTAGTGGAACGAACGGTACTGCAGGAAGTGGTGGCACTAGTGGCACTAATGGAACTGCAGGTAGTGGAGGTTCAGCGGGAACTTCTGGTACATCAGGCACTTCAGGAACTTCTGGTAGTAGTGGTACGAGTGGCACCAGTGGTACTTCAGGTACAAGTGGTACAAATGGTACGGCCGGAAGTGGAGGTTCAGCAGGCACATCAGGAACATCAGGAACAACTGGTTCTTCTGGTACAAGCGGACAAGATGGACAATCAAATACATTCTTTAATTATCAAGCAAAGACTACTATAACAACTGGTGACCCTCTTAATGGACATATAATTTGGAATAATGTAACTCAATCAGCAGCAACATCAATAAGTGTAAGTGATACGGACCAAAATGGAAATAACGATGATATATTCTTAGGTAATATTCCATCAGGCTCAATCATAGTATTACAAGACCAAGCAGTACATACTGATTATCAAAGATGGACAGTAGGAACAGGAATAGATAATACAACATATTGGACATATCCAGTAACTTTAATAACATCAACATATTCCTTTACTAACAATGAGGATATGTTGTTTATCATAGCACAATTACCAGTAGGTACTTCGGGTACTTCAGGTACTAATGGTACAACGGGTACTGCTGGAAGCAGTGGTACAAGCGGCACTAATGGTACTGCAGGTAGTGGTGGAACTTCAGGCACAAGTGGAACATCAGGTACTTCTGGTACTTCAGGTAGCAGTGGGACTAGTGGAACAGATGGCACTGCAGGAAGTGGTGGCAGTTCGGGTTCAAGCGGAACATCAGGTAGTAGCGGTACTTCAGGTACTTCAGGTACTTCTGGTACAAGCGGCACTAATGGAACTGCGGGAAGCGGTGGAACGAGTGGGACAGATGGCACTGCAGGAAGCGGTGGTTCATCAGGTACTAGCGGAACAAGTGGGACTAGCGGAACGAATGGTACTGCTGGAAGTGGAGGTACTTCTGGTACTTCAGGTACTTCTGGTACGAGTGGAATAAGTGGAGGAGCAGGTTCTAATGGAACTTCTGGAACTAGTGGAACGAATGGGGTTGGATTTACATCATTAGTAAAAAATTCTGCAACAACAAACTCTGTATCCGGAAGTGTCATTACAATTGCACCTGATTTAGGTAATGTTTCTTATTATGCTTGGAAAGTTGGTGATTTTATAAAGATATACGATGGTAGTGCGGCTGAGGCTGTTAATAACTTTATGAACGGACAAATAACCGGTACAACTGGCGGCGGAGGCGGTTGGTCAGTATCAATATCATTTAATACCGGCTCAGCAGATATCAACCCTACTTTATTTACATTTCAAAATGGACTTAATGGTACTAATGGTACATCGGGTACTTCCGGTACAAGTGGTACATCATTAGATTTCCCATTCTATGGTGAAGCAGTTATATCTGGCTCATTAACCATAACTGGTTCTGCATTAGGTAACGTAGTATCGGCAAGTATAGCATCATCAACTGCATCAATAGATGGTAATGCAGGAAACTTCTTTACTTGTTTAGTAACAGGAAGCACATTCTTTAATGTGACTTATATAAATCCAGGTGAAACAATTAGTATTTTACTAACAACTGTTCAGGGTAATGGTAACGCTGCATTACCAACTGCATCATTTAGTTCAAATATCTTACAACCTTCTGGAAGTAGATACACACCATCATCTGGTAGTGGAGCTAAAGATGTATTATCAATTGTATCATTTGATTCAACAAACGCATTATTAGTATCAGCTAAAAAATTCATATAATATGGCAATATTTACACCAACAATTTATTACTTTGGACAACCTGTAACTGCAGCAGCTGGTGTACCATTCGCTATAAGAAGTGATGCGAATGCAAGTTCAGTAACAGTAGCAATACCTGGAACACAATTTGGTGCTACATTTGGACAATCATCTTTTAGAAGTGATATTAGTGGATATATAAATGGTGGAACTTCATTAGCAGACCAAAGTACAACTGGAACACCTGTATCAAATGCTACTGTAAACTTTGCTAGTGATGGCTATACAACATCAATGGAAAGACCTACATCTGCAACAGTTGGTAACATAGCAGGTACTACAACTAATATAGATTTTGGAAGTGGAGCATTTACTGTTGAAGTATGGTTTAAACCAAAAACAACTAATAGTTCCAATAGTTGGCAATTGTTTTCATATAATAATGGTTGTGGATTCTTTGGATGGAGTAATGAAGGATATTACAGATGGTATGGACAAAACTCAAGTGCTGGAGAAGCTGGAAATGATTTTTCAACAACAGCTCCAAGCGTTGGAGATTGGCATCATATGTTTTTAAGTAGAAGTGGAAATAGTTGGTATGGTGGAGTAGATGGTACAATTAGAGTAAACTTATCATTATCAGGAGCAGTTGGTACAACAGCTGTATTTCAAATGATGGGTAGAGGTGGTGATACTATGTTTAACACATTATTTCAAGACTTTAGAGTAACAAAAGGTGTAGCTAGATATACTGGTGCAGTAAACGCAGCTTATACAATGCCTCAATCAATAGTAATAGCAAATTAAAATATAAAATTATGGCAATAGGAACATACGCAGTTTTAGATGAAAACGAAATAGTATTTGATATTATTGAATTTGATATATTAAGTGGATTAATTAGTCCAAATCCAGGCAAAGTAATGGTTAGAGTAGGAGAACCAACACCTACATCAATACCTGAAATTGGGCAAAAATGGAATGGTGATTTAAATATATTTGAATAATATGGAAACAGTTTACTTAGGAAATATTTTAATAAACGATGTGATGTTAGGTTCACAAAGAATGGACGATGTCATATTGGGTAAACTAATACCTACTACAACCTCTACCACTACTGCACCGCCAACAACTACAACAACTACTGTAGCTCCTACTAGTACAACTACAACAACAGAACAACCAAAATATTATCTTCAAAATTGTAGCTCATCGGTAGTGTACACAGTGTACAAATCTGATGCTGCAGCACCAACTGCAAGTTTGGTTTACAAACCTTATTCAGCAGAACAACCGAGTGTATTTAATAGTGGCAGTTGCTTTACATTTATAAGTGCTTCTAATGAAGTAGTATTTGCATCAGCAATATGGGGAGATTCTTTCGCTGATTGTGCAACTTGTATAGGTACAACAACTACAACTGCAGCACCAACTACAACTTCAACTACAACAATTACTCCACCTACTAGTACAACTAGTAGTACAACAACAACTACTGCAGCACCAACAACTACAACAACTACTACTGATGGTACAACTACTAGTAGTACAACAACTACAACAACGGCAGCACCTACTAGTACTACAACTACAACTGAGTATTTTACAA